TCACTGATCTTATTCATGTATTACAGTATTATGAAAAAAAGGAAAGGCTAACAAAAAAAGAAATCTCATTGTTTAATCTTAAAAATCATCACCTTTTTCAGTATTTCGAAAGGCTTAAATTATATGACATTCAAACAATAAATTTTAAAGACAATACAAAAAGGTATATTTTTATTAGATTTGTAGAGATTAAAGTTTCGGCTTTTTCTCATAACCTTGAGGTATTTCTGAGAGGGTCATTAGATAAGCCAAACAACGAGTTAAAACGAGAGTTCTTAAACATTATTTATAACAGCATCAGGCAATACGAAGTTAATTTCTATAACCTTGCCCAAACTGAAGAGGAACTAAAAATACTGAAATACATTTACGACTCTTACTGGAAGGAAAATTTATCAAAAGGAAGTTACAGTATTGATATGATCAATGAGTTATTCAATGATGATAACATTGAAGATCCAATGGTCAAGATTTATTATGCTATGTATGCACTCCAGATAAGATTCGCTACGATTATTCCGGATATATCGAGGTCCATGCAAAATCTTAACAGCCAGTTGGTTGGAAAATCCATCCACGGTTATAAATTCAAATAATAATTAAATATCGAGTTATGACGAAGAAAAAACGACCAATTATTGATCAAACACTTGAAATCGACCTGAAAGATTTGCAGTTGATTTATAGTGGAATCCAAACAGCCGACACGCTTGAAATAAGCAGTCCGGCATTCAACCATGCTCTAAACAGAGCGAAAGTGAAAATTGAATCCCAAATGAAGTCTCACAGCAAATCCATGGAACCAAATAAAAAATACATGGAATATATAACTATACGCCGTGAGATTTGTGAGAAGTATAGCCTAAAAGAAAAAGGGAAAAAAGACAAGGATCAGTCTGTTGTAAAGCCTCCTATTGAGGGTGCCACTTCGGTTGATTATGTTATTGTAGAGGGTTATCAGGAAGACTTTAATAAGGAAATCGACTCCCTTGAGAAAAAATACGCCAAGGAAATCAAGGCACGAAAAGACTTCCTTGACCAAGAGGACGAACTTCTTTCTTCCAAAAGAAAAATTGATATCTATAAAGTAATTCCTGAAAATGTTCCCGAAACAATTAATCTTGGGGTTATGGCTGCGCTTTATAAACTCATTGCCTTCAAAGCGCCAACCGCAAGAAACCTTAAACCAATCAAAATTAAGAAAGGAAAAATTCTTTCCATTTCGAAAATCATGCAGGATTTAGCTTCTGTAACAATGCCTCATGATTTTGTAGAAAAGATGGCTTTCAATTTATGGGCAATCAAAGAAACAGCAGACAATCTATATCAGGAAAAAGCTTATGAAGATTATAAGCAAACAGAAAAATTACGGGAAGAACTTAGCACAAAACATTCGCTAAAATACAACCATAGTGGAGAGCTTGTTCTTTACAAAAGCAAAGAGGACGAGAAAAATTATTTTGCAATCAAAGATCAGGATGCTTTTAATAAAGAATTTAAAAAATTCAAGAAAGATCACCAATCAACTTTTGATGCTTATGAAGAATGGTTAGAAGAAGAAATTACAATCAAAGGTTACACCTTTGACATTGAAGACGTTCCTGAGCTACCACGCGCTAAACTTGAATCAATTACAGAATTTATAGAAATTTAATGCTCAATATTATAACTAACATATTAGGAATCCTGATCATTCCATTTACAATGTATTCTTTCTATACGCTTGATAAGATGGATGGTTGGGATTTTTTTTTGATGATGATAATTTCCCCTATTTTTCTTTATGTAAAAAGCAAGGGATTCAATACATTAATAAATAAAATGGTAGATAATCAAATCTTAAAAAAATAATCATTTGCTTTCTGATGAATAGTATGTAATTAAACAATAATGAGTTATGGCGAAATTAAAATATTTAGTAATTCACTGCACGGACACACCAGAACACATGAATGTGACTCCGGAAATGATTAAGAGTTGGCACACCGATAAGAAACCCATTGGTCGCGGATGGTCGAGAGTTGGTTATTCTGATCTGATCATGCTTGACGGCACAATCAAAAACCTTCGTCCTTATGATGAAGATGATAAGGTGGAAGACTTTGAGGTAACCAACGGAGCAAGGGGCTACAACGGCGTATCACGTCACATTGCTTATTCAGGTGGCCGGGATGCAAATTCCCAGAAGCCAAAGAACACGCTTAATGAAGCGCAGCTTGAGTCTCTTGCAGAGTATGTCAAAGAGTTTATTCAGAATCATCCGGACGCAAAAGTAATCGGGCACAATCAAATCAATGACTATAAAAAATGTCCTTCATTTAGCGTAGCTTTCGTTTTTGTAATTACACTTGGATTTCCGAAAGATTCTTTCATGCTTTCTGATTCAGAGGAAGAAATGTATCAGAAAGACAAGGCTCCTAAGAAGGAAGCTCCGGAAGGGTTAAATCCTGCAATTGGACAGGGAGTTGTCACAAGAGACGAAACAAGTCCTGATCAGAACCCTATAGGACCTAAAACAGAAGAACAGTGGTTCAAGAATGGACCGAAGGATTCCTATGGTAAATTTCACATGCCATTTAAATCTGGAAAAGGACAAATAGAATCTAGCGATGAAGAATAATATTTTAATTTTTATATTAGTTGTAGCCTTATTTTATGTGGGGTGGAATTTTTTTGATAAAGAAGAAACTAAATTCGATTTGGTAGAAGTTATTAAAACTGACTCTGGGCTTATAGCTCGTGTAGAAATGTATGAGGATTCAATCAGTAAACTGGTTCAATCTAATAAAAAAATGAAAGAAATGATAGCACATGAAAATGCTGCTATTAAAAATTTGCGCGACTCTCTTAAAGACAAGAAAACGCAAATACAAAGCGAAAGTGAACAGGAATCTATTAATCGTTTTTGCGAAAGCACATTAGGAACTGTCATTCCTAAAATAAAATCAATTGACAGCATTCCTGTCATTGCGATAAAAAAAGCTAACGAACTTATTGCCGAAAGGCATCATTATAAAGAATTGTTTGAAAGACAAAAAGATAAAATAACTTTGCTTGAAGGAATCGCTTCAAACAATGCTTTTATTATTAAGCAAAAAAACAAAATAATTAAAACTATTGAACAGCGTAATTCCCATCTAAAATTCAATCTCGAAGCACAAGAAAAGCATTATAAAGAAAGGCTTCGCAAAGAAAATCTCAGAAATAAGATCAAGCTCGGAATTGTGTCCGGATTAGCTGCGTTAATAATCATCTTTGGATAAATGTTTGTAAACGTCCACGAGTTTAGTCCTGTTCCAAAAAACGGTTACCCAGACATTAATAGTGTCGAGTTTGAACAGTTTTGGCAAGAACAATTAGAGTATGTTAAAAATGGTTTTAGCGTAGGTGGGCAAACTATCTCTGGAGATCACTACTGGTATTTAAATTTTTGGAAGATACGTGGGTATGATTATAAGAAAGGCCGAAAATCCATTATAAGCCCACGATTTCTCGATATTGATTATGAATACTTTTCATTGCTTGACCGTGCAAGGAGAGCAGGAAAAAATCTAATTGTACTTAAACCACGTCAGCGCGGATTCTCATCAAAAAATGCGGCAATAATAGGCAAAGAATTTAGCTTGTTTCCAGGTTCACAATCCATCATCGTTGCAGGATTGGAAACATATACCATAAATACAATGGGCTTTGTTCTTCGTGGATTGAACGACCTTGCTGAAACTGAGTTCTATAAGCGAAGAGATCCTAATCAGAGCGACTATATCAAAGCTTCTTATACCGATATTTATATTGATGAATATGGAAATAAGAAAAGCGTAGTAAAAGGGTATCAATCCGAAGTGGAAGCTATTACTGCTAAGAATAACCCACAGGCTGTATCAGGTAAATCACCTTCATTTATCTTATTCGAAGAGGCCGGTATATTTCAGCAGCTTAAAAAGGCATATGGATATGTCAAACCTTCCCTTGTTACTGAAAACCAAATATCTTCAGGTATAGCTGTATTTCAGGGTACTGGTGGAGAAATGTCACAAGGTGCTGAAGAGTTTGAATACATGTATTATAATCCAGACGAGTTTAATGCGCTTTCCTTTGACCTTACGGAGTTCGATTCTGAAGCAGAGCCAGGCGTTAAATGTGGTTATTTCTTCCCTGGTTGGAAGTATAAAATTATCGACACCAATGGCAATTCGCTTAAAGAAGAATCACTTAAGCAGATTGAGAAAGAACGTTTGCTTGTAAAAGGTGGCGACACTGAATTTGAAACGATTATTGCCGATCCATTAAATCCTGCTGATTCCTTTCTTCGCCGTTCAGGTGGCTTTTTCTCTAAAAGTCTTGTAGCAAGCATGAACGGCCTTAAAAACAACATTCAAAAAACAAAGAATCTTCAAGTTGCCCAAAAAGGAAGACTTGAATGGGTATATAAGAAAAAAGAACGTGACGGTCGTGAGATAAAAATTATTAACGGTGTTGAATTTGTTCCTGATGATGATGGCTTTTTTGAGCTAATAGAACGCCCTGCTATTGATCCGAATACAGGCAAAACCAAAGAAGGGTTGTATAAAATCGGTATTGACAGTTACGATAAGGACGAGGCAAACAGTAGTGATTCCAAGCTCTCTGTTTCCGTTTTTAAGGCTTATGAAAGTATCATGGTCGAAAACAACAATTCCTTCATTGCTCAATTATTTGTTCGTCCTGACGTAAATGAGGGGGGGGCTGAGAAGGCTTATGAAGAAGCAGCTAAAGTTTGCATGTATTTTAATAATAAAGCTCTTATTGAATGGTCGAATATCCGAATATTCAACTGGTTTAAAACTCATGGGTTTGAAAAATTCCTTCGTGAACGTCCTGACTTTGTGCTTTCCAATTGGATTCAAAACTCTACAGTTAACAACAGATACGGGGTAGACCCTTCAACAAAAGAGGACTGGCTTTTTGAATTGAATGATTACCTGATTAAGAATTGGGAAAAACTCAGAATCTTAAGGCAGATAAACGCATTCATATTCTTCAAGCTTAATCCTAAATACAATTGCGATATCACAATATCATCTTCTCTTGCGATTGTACAAGCCAAGGAAGACATGCTTAACAGAATAAATGAAACTTCTGAATCCGATACGAAAACCGATGATTGGATTGAAAGTGGCAGATTGAAAGAGGACGTGCATGGTAACATCATTTTAAACTAACGAATTATGAAAAATCATTTTTTTAACGATTTGATCGCTCCTGAAAAAAAGAACCAAGAGTGGGTAAGAGGTAAAGCCTTGCAAATCATGAATGTAGCACAAAGTTCTTCACACCTTAAACAGAGAGACTATATTTGTTTTAAGTATTACAATGAAGAGTTTGCTGATGATGAGTCTTTTGATTACTTAAGAAAGCATGACAGCTATGTTATGCCTGCAAAAATCCGTTGGGTACCATTGGTTCGTCCAAGACTGCAAAGGCTGATATCTGAACTCTCACTTGTTCCTTTTAAGTATGATGTTCTACTTGCTGACAGCGAATCGCTTTTAAGAAAACATGACCGCATTATCAATGCTGTTCTCGATGAAATGGAGTTACAGATTCGTAATAATGCTCAGCAGATAACTACGCTTATTGGCGATATCAACAACAAAAAAGCACAGCTACAGCAAGCATTACAACAAAAAAACATGCCGCCTGAAAAAATGCAAGAATTGCGTATGGTAGTTGCCCAAAAGGAACAGGAGTACAGCGAAACCCTGCAGGGACTTAACTATCATCAAGGTATTAATTCAGAGCGATTAAATGCTGTTGAGAAATCTCAGAAGTACGATTTTAAGGAAATGGAAGAAGTAGCAATGAAGAAGATTATCAAAGCCAACAATCAGAGATATAATCTTCATGCTGAAACAGTAAAAGCTTTCACAAACAAGCTTGTCACCGGCCAACAGCTTTATTATGTCAATTATAGAGAAGGAGAGAAAGACCCCATCTTTAAAGCTGATAATATTATGCAGGTGTTTTGGGATAACAACAGCGACAATGAATGGATTCAGCATGGCCGATGGGTAGCTCGTAAAGAATATTACTCACGAGAACAGATATATGACTTGTGGGGTGATCAAATGAATTCAGAGAACATAAGAGAAATCACAAACCTTCCTTCCTCTCAGTATGAAAGTCCGAATGCTTTAATGGCTACCCCGAATGGAGCTATAGATACTGGCTACTTTGGAAGTAAAAGTAAAACGCAGGGAGTGCCTGTATGGTTTGTTTACTATCGCTCTCCAAGAAAGGTTAGGTTTAAGAAGTCACCTAATAAACACCTTCCTGAACGTCCGTTCACACATGTCATGAAGGACGAGGAAAAAGTAAGAACACAGAAAGGTGAAAAAGAAATAGTTCGTTATCCGGATGATATGTATCAGGCAACGATCATCAATGGAAAAATCATTGTTGATGATGGCCTTTCTCCTTTTCAGGTAAGATCTCAGGATAATCCGGGGAGAGTAGAACTACCTATAATCGGAAAAAGCTTTAACGAAACGGATAAAGTTCCATATAGCATTATCTGGTCTACAAAAGATTTGCAGATTCAATATAATCTTGTCAATTATCACAAAGAATTGATGCTTGCCCTGGGCGGTGTTCGCGGTATTGTTATGGACTTGTCTCAAAAGCCCACAGCAATGTCAAAAGCAGAATGGTTTTATGACTTTAAGCGTGGCGTAGCATGGATTCAGAGTAAGGATAAGAATGGCCGTTCAGCGCAGTTTAATCAATTCAAGACATTTGACAATAGCGTTTCTCCGGCCATCCAGTACCTTGATAATATCATGGAAAACATTCGAACAATTGTCGGTGATGTGACCGGTGTTACAAGGCAACGGATGGGTGACGTAGTGGATTCTGATCAAGTAGGCACTTCTAACATGGCTCTGCAGCAATCATCCATGACAACGCAAATTCTATATTATGAACATGAAGAAGTTACCGAAAAGGCATTAACCAGATATGCAAATATTGGTAAAAACAGCGCATGGAAAGAAGGCCGGATTGATCACTTCATAAATACGGACACCAAGCAGCAGGAGATTATTCGTATTCCCAAGCAGATTGGCGA